TTAAACTGCACAGGCACTTCTATGGTGCCCGGGTGATAACTGAGACTCATGTTAACTGGTACTCCCCACACCTACTTGCTACTGTGCTGTTTGAGTGTGGATGTGACCCGGAAATCTTTGCAGTTCGCTCACGGCTGGTACTCCAGCGCGCCATAGCACCGCTCGAACTGCCCCAGACTCTAGCATTGCAAGTGTCGCAGGGCACTATGCAATTAGCGGAATTGGTCATGGAAAACCTTGGCCCTTTTCGCCTCCGAGGTCCGCACACAGGCCGGACCTCGTTTTCGACGTAAACAAAGTCTATGCTTGGGGTGCGCAGTGCTATGAAGTCCCATGCGCACCCAACAAGCCTGTGAGCTCCGATTTGGACATCGAAGCTAGGGACACCACGATCCGGCCTCGTAGGGCAATGTACCGTAAGTTACCATTTGGTTGTTTGTACCCCCTCGCACCAGTTACTAGGGACACAAGCGACCCACTCTCTGTCGCCCAGGCTGTCACCCAAAGGGTGGGCACAGAGCTCAACAAACCTGACCCGATCGTACTTTCGCGCTTTTACAGATTCGTCAAGAGGTGGATTGAGACCCACTTGGAACCCTTGGACGAGACGGAGTTGCTATCTTTTGATCAGTGGATCGAGATCGCTCCGTACACAATTGCGCGTAAAGCTGAGCTCATCTCGATTTTCAAGGAGTTGAAAGGTCACTTTCCCTCCAGGAAGCAGTCCGCAAGGGTCAACTGTTTCATAAAAGTCGAAAGTTACCCGTTCGAAAATGACCCGAAGGTCGGCTACACCTATTACAAGGCGGCCCGCGTTATCATGAGCAGATCAGACTTTGCTAAAGTGATAATGGGACCACCGATTCACTCCATTGAATCTAAGGTGTATGAACTGAAGAAGCCTGATGGGCATCCGTTTTTCATCAAACATGTCCCAGTCCCCGACCGTTACAATGAAGTGAACTCTATCATTAGTGCCGGATCACAGTACGTGATCACCGACTACACCTCCTTTGAGGCGAGCTTTTCAGCCGAGATCATGACAGCGTGCGAGTGCCAGCTCTATCGCTACATGCTCAAGACTGATCCAAAGCTTGCCAACTGGATCTGTGGGACTTTAACAAGTGAAAACATGTTAAGGTTCCGAAACGGCACTAAGGCTAGACTAAAGGCGAGGCGCATGTCGGGAGACATGTGCACTTCATTGGGCAATGGCTTCACTAACTTGATGCTCATGCTGTTTGCTGCAGAGGAGCAAGGATTCACATGCAATGGGTTTGTAGAGGGCGATGATGGTGTCTTTGCGGTGTCGCACACCCCAGACACGAGCATTTTCGATGTTCTTGGCTTCAAAATCAAGATGGTCGAACTTGCACATCCTGGACTTGGTGGGTTCTGTGGTGTTGTTGCTGCTGACAATGGCAACATCAAGGATCCTGTCAAGTTCTTACAAACCTTCGGTTGGACTCATTCCTGCCTCTCGGGTGGGAACAAAGTCATGCATGCCTTGTTAAGGGCTAAGGCGCTAAGTGGCATATACGAGTTACCGAACTGCCCGATCATCAGACCGCTTTGTGATCGTGCACTTAAGTTAACAACTGGAGTCGAACCGAGATTCGACGACTTTAACATGTATGCCAAACCGCCCCCAGTGCTTACACCCCCTCCTTTCCAGCCTTCGACTGCGACCAGAGACCTCTTTGCTGTTATGTATGGTATCTCACCTGCAGAACAGCTAACTATCGAGGAACAGCTTAGGTCAACAGTCGAACTGAGTGACACGCTTTTGGTGAAAGCGCTCAATGTCAACCCGGAGCATGATTTCAACTGGTCGAGGTACGTCTCAGCGTAGACGTACACTGTGGGCTGCTGGCACAGCCCCTAGGAGTGGATATTGGACAAGGGCCGTCACCACTTAAAAATAAG